GAGATGCCGGAGCGGCTGAACGGACCGGTCTCGAAAACCGGAGTGGGGGCAACTCCACCGGGGGTTCAAATCCCCCTCTCTCCGCCAAAATTCAATCACTTACACATCATTAAGTCAGTGACAAAAATCACACTTGGAATTACTTGGAATATTTTCTTGGAATATTTTCAGGTAACGGGACATCAAGTGTTGGTGAAACTTTAACCTTCCTGTCATAGATTAGCACTTGCCCTTCGGTTTTGTGACCAGAGAAAAGTTGCTTATCCCGGCTGCTTCCTTCATAGTCTGAAATTCCTTTCGCCTTCAGATCATGAAAGGTGAAGTCGGTTAAAATACCTGAAATTTTTCCAGCACGATTTCTTGCATCTACCCACATTTCGTTAAAGCCTTTGTACATATATCGGTTGCCGTATTGATTGCTGATCACATAGGCAGATTTTGGTAACTGTTTTGCTTTTTCGATCGCTGCCTGTAATCGTGGGCTCCATGCTTTTATCTGTTTTTTTCCGGTTTTCCCTTGCTGGATGAATATCCCGTCGTTTCCAATCTGTTCCCATTTCAGCGATAACACATCGGAAACCCTCGCTGCACACAGATAGGCAATTTCCATTGCGATAAAAACAGGAAGAGGTGCAACGCTTAATACTGCCTGGTATTCTTTGTCGGTTACATATCGTTCGCGGTTTTTGGCCTTGAATTTACTTACACCTGCACATGGGTTAGCCTTCACGTACCCTCGCTCATACCCCCAACTGTAAACACGGGACATACTGCTTTTTTCATGGTTGGCTTGCGTTTTACTCTGCTCCCCTCTTTTGTCCATGTATCGACGGATGTGTTCTGGTTTTATGGAATCCGCTGGTACCTTACCGAATACGGCAAGCAACTTTTTTTGATGTTGCAGATAATCTTTTTGTGTTCTTGGACTAAGGTCACTGTAATAGGCGCTGGCGAGGAATTTTTCCCACAAGCGACCGAATGTCATTGCACGATCGCGATTATTTACAGTTTCCTCATACTTTTTCCATAAAGCAGCTAAACCATCCTTGATGGCGGTTAGTGTGACAGATTCTCTGGATGTTGGTTTCCATACATAACTATATTTATTTGGGTATACATTTGGAGGTAATTTTTCGTGTTCAGGATTTTTCCTTCGTCTTCCCATCAGATCGCACCAAAATTCGGCTCTACCTCGCGTGGTGGTAAAGTTTTATTGCAGGTAAATAGATTCCGGCTGACAATCGGTTTGCCACTACGATTGGTATAGAACGGAAGCCCGTTTTCCATTAGCCATTTTCGCTGGTGGCTTGCATATTTGCAGCCCGTTAATATTAGCAATTCATCTTCGGTTAAAAATAAGCTGCTCATAGCTATATCTCATAACCGCCGCTAACTATATACGGTTAGCGGCAATTAGGGTTGAACATTAAAAATCAGCCTGACTCGGGATCAGTTTTTGCCAGATAGCTGAAACGTATTTTGCCTGGTAACGAGCGTCATCAAGTGCATTATGGCGCTCACCTTCGAATGGGATAGCAGTTCTGGCATCGAAGTCTATGGCTTTCCCCAGCTCAACGATTGTGCGTACATCGCGATCGTTGCAGTAGCGCCACGGGCAGGGGATACCCTGTCGTTCGTATGAACGGCGTAAAATCACGTTGTCGAAGTTGGCCCCATTACCCCAGACCTGAACAAAAAATTCACCGGAGTTTTCGTCGATAAATTCCCGCAATTGCAGTAGTGCATCATCTAACGGGATTTCATCGGTCATAATGGCAGACTGCGCTTCACGTGATTGCTTTAGCCACCATTTAATGACGTCACGATCAATGACTCCGCCAGCAGTATCCAGATCGATGGTCTTGCTAAATTCCGGTCCCATATCTCCGGTTTGTGGATCGAAAAATATTGCGCCTATTGAGATAATCGGGGCATCGGGATTTTTTCCCATGGTTTCAAGGTCGATCATCAGATGAATCCCCGCTCTGCTGGTGGATGTGAGCTTATGATGACCATTCACCTTAATTAAGGGATCTGTCGCCTCGCCAGTTTTATTATCGCTGGCGTGATGCTGATTGCCGCCAGGGTTCTCCTTGTGTGGATGTTCAGCGCCTTCCATTTCCTCCGGATCATTTTCCTGAACTTCAACCTGATTCTCTTCATCGAATGTTTCCTGGTATGTTGCGTCGCCCATCACCGCGCCACAATCAGGGCAGTTGCCGCCACCGCTCTGACCGCAGGCGGTGCAGACTTTTTCCGGTTCCTGTTGCGCTACTGGTTCGGATTGTTTCGTTTCTGGCTCGTTTTGTAACGCATTTGGGCTGTTTTGTTCCGCTTTTTGGTCGTTCCGTTCCGATTCATGCTGGTTCTGGTTCACAGAATCGCGAGTCTGGATCCCCTTGACCCATTTCGGATCATTAGGGTCGCTAATCCCCTCAACAAATTCACCACGCGATACAGCAAGTAACTTATCGGCGTCAGGCTGGCTGATATTGGCTGCCTGCATAATTTTGTTTACTTCGTCAGCGGTGACTTTTACTTGGTTAGCGGAACTCACCTGCGACTGAGCATCCAGCGACTGCGCGTTCTGGCCATGTTCAGTTGTATCCGGTTCCATTGTTTCAGTTGTTGCCTGTTCACCTGCCATTGCGTCAGATGGTTGTGGTTTTTCTTCTTCTGTTTCACGCTCAGTAACCACCTCGCGGTTAATTTCTTCCAGGATATCTTTTTCCGGCGTATGCCGGGCAGCTGTGAGAGTTTCCTTGCTGGGGTTCTCGTGATCAGTTTCCGTCAAATAGGCGTTGATATACCCCTGAAGGCGTCCCGGGTAGTGATAAAATTCAGGGTGTGCGCTTCGGATAAGTGCAAAAATAGCGGCGCGGGAATAGTCCAGAATACCCGGGGTTGCACGAAGTGCTGCGGACCATTCTTTGAACGGACTTTCTTTGTTCAGGACTACTTCTTTTGCGCGACGATAAACGCTGCCCGGAATTTCATAAATATTAAAATCCATCGGAAGTGTGGCTGCTGCAATCTCCACATCCAGTGTGTCGAGGGTGTGTACTAAATTCGGATTGCGATCGGTTTTGTTCCCACCGCCAGCATTAGCACCGGAAGCCGTGCGGGTGATGCGTGAAACACGATTTCCTTTCATCCACTCTTTTGTCAGCAGACCCCGATCAGTGTAGTCAGCGTCCAGGTATGCTTCGAAAAAAGCAGTTATTAGTCCCAGGTCTGAATTACCAGGATTAGGGAAAACTTTGTCAGTGTCACGAACCAGTTTGTGGAGGTCGCGAATCTCCAGCGAGTCGAGCAGACTGGTTTTATGCGAAATAGCCAGGGCAGTAACAGCCGGTAGTTCTTCAGCCCGTGCAATGTGTAATGCCTGGAGTTCGTCGCGTGAAACGTGCGTTACTGGTTTTTCGCTGCCGTGTTGAGCAAGCCAACGAATGGGCAGTTCCTGACCGGAGACAGGCAGAAGCATGCTCTCCTCAATCTCAGTCATGTCTTCGCCGTTGATGTTGGTATTGTCAGTGCTGGCTGGTTTGTCCTGAACAGAGGGGGAAGGGCCGATAAATGTCATTGTGATGCCATCTTTCCCGCCTTTTTCATAGCGGTTGCAGAATTCAGTATCAAACACGCCTTCTGGCGGAAGGTCGTCAACAACGGGCAAATTGACGCGGACGGGTTTTTTAAAGTCGTCTTCATCATAATCGTTGTCATCCATTGCGGTAATGCAGCGGGAGATTGCAACAGATAATTTTTTTGCTGTAGTCCAGTAAAAACCACCTTTAATTCCTAGGCGTTTTCTTACTTTGTCATTTTTTGCTTCGCAATATAGTGCAAATTCTTCTTTATCAGTGCTCATTATTGGTAAACCTCATCACAGATTTAAGGGTGAACAAATCTCTGCCATTGCTGACATATAAGAATGAAACTGGATATTTATTACGGTGCTGTTTTAAAATCCTGCCGGGATTTCGTTATTATCCTGGTGAATAACTTTATCGACCGGATAACAGTTGCCTGGAATTTTCTGTTCGGTTGCTGCTGCCATACATTCCTGCATTGTTCTGTGAACACTGACTGCAATATCAACTGGCTCTCCGGAAACAAGAAAAACCGTCAGAATAAGTGCAAATACTGGATTCATTGTGCACATCCTTTTGGCATCAGACGTAAACGGGCCAGCACTGAAACAATGCATACTTTATTTAATAACTCCCGTTCGTGTTTTCTTTTGTTAATGGCATCTTCAGTAAATACAGGATTACTGATAGTGACACCAATTTCAAAACAACCTTCAGACGTATTAACGTTTGGTAATAACGTTTTCATTATCGCGCCCTCAACAATGAGTTTTGTGATGCGGTGCCTGGTGCCTCCAGGTGACGTTAACCAGTTAACAATTAACGCCGGATACAGAGAATCCACCCATAACACTGTTTTTGGTTTTAACTGTTCCGCGTGCGCTTAGCCGCATTCACCGCATCACAAAATTCACTTTAAAAATGGCGGCAGAGCAGTCACGGAGTAAAACTGATACCGCCAAACGTCACCAGAAAATTGATAACAGAGGGCGTTGCAGCGGGGTTGTCACTTAAGCGTATGGTCAACCTGACAACCCGGTGTCCTCAACGGTGAAGGAATAACCCCGCCATACTTACCGCCGCGCCATTTCGCGGAGTGCCACAACCGGAAGCGCACGGTCGACGATAATTTAACGACAGGCTATCTATGAACCAGCTACCTCGCCGTGCGCTTTCGCGTTATGGTCTGACTTTTCAGGGAAATATCCTTTCAGTAAACTGTCAGTGCCGGATGCTCACCCGTGTCCGGCGCACGCACTCCACCTCACCCGTGGAGAACTCCTTAATTACCAACCTTAGCTTCGTTGGTTAGCTATTAACGCGGGTATGTAATCATTCTGGCAATGCTTAATGCCGCTGCTTTTTCCAGCCTGGTGATATCCTGCTCCAGAGCGGACAGATTTTCAGCCTGCTTAGCCCTGGCTTCATTGGCCCATTTCAGATCCTGCGCTGCATTAATTTTCTGGCGCATCCACTCATAAAGTTCATCATCGGTATAGTCTGGCGCGATGATGACGGGTTCTCGTTTCTGCATACTGATTCCTCGCGGTGCTGCTTCGCTTATCAGCCGTTAGATTTTGCCGAGCTGGAAAGCGCCTGTTTAAACTCACTGAAGCTGAGAGCTTCTTCGCCTTCGGCAAGGCCTTCGAAGTATTCTTCGTAAGCCTTTTTCATGATTGTGTCGAAATCCATATCACTCACCTGAGTTTCTTTCCAGCCAGCGACGGGCACCATTTTCGGTTTTAAACGTTTTGCTTTTGGTATACGTCATCGCGGTGAATGTGCCGTCCTGGTTGGGAAACACGCCGTACACCAGAGATTCGTTGTTGCCAAGATCGATAGTATCCATGTTGACCTCATTTCCCCTTAACGCCGGGGTAGCGGAACAAAAACCTGCTGCATAGTTATTAAAGTTGAACCCTGCCGTCATGTTCTTACGCCTCGGGCTGGCTACTTAACCCCTGACCACTGCCTGGTAACTCGAAGTATTGCCCTGCATTCTGTGGGGTGGGGTGAGGGAATGAATGAAGTTTAGAAAAATGAACTTTTCAGGTCAATGTTTTTTTATCAAAACATTTTAAGCAGGCAGCTGTTAAGCCATCACCACGATGGCATACAGTTAATCAAATAGATGAGGTTGGTTAAATATCTTGTTGAATTTTAAAGCATACGCCCAATATGCAAGATAGATCATCCAGCATAATTGAAGGGTAGCGAGGATTCGTGGGGACTAAAAGAATATCCGGCCCTTCTATCTCCAGTTTACGAATGACAGGTGTTGTGGTCCCTTTGGGTAAGGCAAGGACAATATTTCCTGGTTGTACGGTTCGATCGGGATCAACAAAAACTGTTGAACCATTTGGGATGGAAACTCCCCCACCAGATGTTGACATACTGTCACTCTCTAGAACAACTGCAAAGGTATTGGCCGGGATTTCTCCGACAAGCTGCACACAAGAGGTTATTGAGGAATTTTTCATATAATCACTCCAGCTTGCTGCCTGCTGAAGTGATAGTAGCGGAACCGTTTTTATCGGCGGTAAAGATAGATCAAGCGAATCACCTGTATTTAACTCTCCTCCATTAAGAAGCCAATTTTCGTTTACTTTCAATATCTTTGCCAGTGAACTTATGTAACGCGAGGACGGCGCTCCTCCACCGTTCATCCATTGACTTACGGAGCCTTTTGATGCGCCAGTGGCATTGACAAGGTCTTTGCCTTTCAGGTTTAGCGCATGCATACGTTGGGTTATGCGTTCAGATATTGTTTGCTTGCTCATGTTTTGATTTTAAAACACAGATGGTTTTGTTTCTTGACTTTCTTTGGTTTTGATTATTAAACTTTTGGCGTTCAGTTTTATGGAGCGACTTATGAAAAAATCAGAAGTATTAGGCTATTTTGGCGGAGTTGTTAAAACAGCCGCAGCTCTAGGAACGTCAAAAACCACAGTCAGCATGTGGGGGGAAGAGGTTCCGTGGAAATGGGCGTTGCTAATTCAGGCAGTCACTGCCGGGGCGCTCAAATATGAGTTACACATACCGACGGTTGTCATTCCCGGTTCTGATCATAATCCGCCTTCTAACCAAGGGGGGGATTCATGAAAATCAAGCATGAACACATCCGCATGGCGATGAATGCCTGGGCGCGTCCTGATGGCGAAAAAGTTCCAGCAGCTGGAATAACCCAGGCTTATTTTGAGTTGGGTATGACGTTTCCTGAACTGTATGACGACAGCCATCCGGAAGCCCTGGCTCGCAATACCCAGAAAATTTTCCGCTGGGTAGAGAAAGACACCCCTGATGCAGTTGAAAAAATTCAGGCGTTGTTACCAGCGATCGAAAAGGCAATGCCACCTTTGCTGGTGGCCAGAATGCGCAGCCACAGTTCAGCTTATTTTCGGGAGCTGGTGGAGACGCGGGAGCGATTGGTGAGAGACGCTGATGATTTTGTCGCAGTGGCAATCGCCGGTTTCAATCAGATGAACCGTGGTGGCCCGGCAGGAAATGCTGTGGCAGTACATTGACTGACAATAGCCATATCGAATCGCTTCCGGCAACTCGTGAGTAAAAAGATTCGGTATCAGAAGAGGTGAGTATGGCTAACGCTTGGCTCAGATTATGGCATGACATGCCAAATGACCCTAAGTGGCGAACAATTGCTAGGGTGTCAGGGCAGCCAATTGCAACAGTGATGGCAGTGTATATCCACCTCCTGGTGAGCGCGTCACGAAATGTCACGCGAGGTCACATTGATGTCACGACAGAAGATTTGGCAAGTGCGCTCGACGTGACAGAAGAGGTAATTGATTCAATTTTGCAGACGATGCAGGGGCGGGTACTTGATGGTGATTTAATCACTGGATGGGAAAAACGCCAGGTTCTTAAAGAGGACAACGGCAATATTTCGCAAACCGCAAAATCTCCTGCAGAGCGCAAGAGGGCGCAGCGAGAGAGGGAAAGAAAGCGGGAACAAAATGGCGATTGTCACGGTGCGTCACGAAATGTCACGCACATGTCACGACGAGTCACGACAGATAAAGATACAGATAAAGATACAGATCAAGAAGATCAAAACACTATGGTCCATGGCGTAAAAAACGCCACGAACCAGGCAGGGGATGTTCAGACCGTCAATCTTGGTCAGCCAGCAGGCACGACACCGGAAGCCGATTCAGCGTATGCGCTGAAAGCCGATTCGGGCGCTGTGCAGCAGGTGATGACCGCAAGGCCGGAGCAATCACACCAACTGCAGCAGCCTGAAGCCGATTCCGCCATTCAGCGGGAAGCCGATCGGGTAGTCCCGGAAAACACCGGGCAGCCTGTGGGACGAGTGGATTATCCGGATGTGTTCGAACAGGTCTGGCGGGAATACCCGTTGCGTGCTGGGGCAAACCCGAAGAAATCCGCTTTCAGTGCTTGGAAGGCCAGATTACGCGAGGGGGTGTCACCAGAGGCCATGCTGGATGGCGTGAGGCGTTACGCAAGATACCTTGCGGCTACCGGGAAAACGGGAACGGAATTTGTTCAGCGAGCAACGACGTTTTTTGGACCGGACCGGAATTTTGAAAACCCCTGGCTGCTCCCGGTAAGCGGCACGAACAACCAGCGTTGTGTGAATCATATTTCTGAACCGGATACCGAAATTCCACCGGGCTTCAGGGGGTAAGTGTTGATTTCTGGTCATGAGGTAATTTTCAGGAGGACTTGTGGCAAAAGTTTTTACACAAGAAGAGCGAGAAAAAATTAAAGGGCAGGTTGTTGAACTCGTACGCCAGAGTGGGCGTGAGACGTTACGGCAACTGGAAGTCAAAACAGGTGCGACAAGATATCTGATGAGCGTTCTCGCAAGAGAGCTGGTTGCCAGCGGCGATGTATACAACTCTGGTTACGGGTTATTCCCGTCTGAACAGGCGCGTAAGGACTGGCAAAATGCCCGTAAAAAGCTCTCAAGGGCAAAGCTGAAGAAACCATCTGCGGTTGATCCGGACCTTATCTGGTCATTACCTGACGGAGAAATACGTCGCTACGACAGGCGTCAGAACATAATCTGTCGCGAGTGCCGGAAGAGTGAAGTTATGCAGCGCATATTGTCGTTTTATCAGGGGGATGTTCGGTATTTATTGAAGTGACGAGATTAAAGTGCATTAGTTCAGATGCAAATTGACATTTTGTGGCACAGGGTAGAGCTAGCGTGGTTGTCCGCTTTGTGCCAAGAGAGGACGTTCATCCATAACTAATTGCTGATCAATACTCAGCAGCATTATGCCCATGTCGCTTTTATTTCACTTTCACTAATGATTGATTTTGGTTCTAGTAGAAGACATAATATTAGAATATGTATTTGCGTAAGAAATAATTAGTTTCCAATGCATTGGTTTAGTAGAGTGTTTAATAACATCAAGAGGTAGTTTTGGATGACAACCTGGGTGGAAGTTGTTGATACGGCTGTGAAGATTGGATTTGGTGGTATAATAACGCTGACAGGTACATTTATTATTTCAAAAATGAATCACAAACATGAATTTGATAAAGATAAAAGTCGTCGCTATTATGATTCATTAGAATCTGTAAGCACTCAAATTGAGGATATGACACATATATCCTTACGCTATTGGGCTTTGATAATTGAATGGGTTAGAAATAAGGAACAAAAGGGATTGGATCTTACCAGAGAAAGGCAAGAGGAGTTAAATAAAACAAAATTAGATTTATTTGACAATTTTAAAAGCTTGACAGTTGCAGAGTCGAAGCTTTTGCTTTTAGGTTTAACTGACACATCAGTTGCTTTAAGAGACTACGGTGATTATTTAAAAGCAATGCGGAGAAATTATTATGATGGCAAACCTGATATTAAGGAGTCAGATCTTGAAAATGTAAGGGTTACGTTACTTTACAAACGTAAAGTCCTGTTTGATTTTTTGTCTAGAGATTATAAAAAAGGAATATAGAATCATAGGTTTTAAGTTAAGGGATGCTATTGACTTCCTTTTCAGCAACCTAGCTTCTAGTTATGATGATAATTATAAATCTGAAGCTTAGTTCATCATAGTCATATTGGATTAGTAATGATATTTACTCGATGCTTCTAAGTTGTAATGAAAATGCTTACTATACGCTCATTGAAAACCTCATTCCTCTCCCTTGATCGCTTGTGGCTGGAACGGACAAAACCACATTTTATATTCATTTTTGCTAGTGGTTTAATATAGCACTATATGCTTTTTATTTTGCTATGATTGATGTCTTAAGAATTCTATGAACATCTAAAATAGGTGATTAACATAACATCGTTGTTTTATAACAAGTAGAATAAGGAGTCAGTTTTATGCCATCACTAGATACTATAGTTTTAAACCTCCTAAGAGGGGCTGTTCCTGAGAATGCTGATGAACTTTGTCAGACCTGGAAGAGCTATAAACACACGGTCGAACTTGCAGAGGATGCCCTAGGATCAACAATGAATGCAACTAGTAGGCGCATCGAGTTTGACTCTAAAACTATCGATTTCTTTTGGTTATTTGGGTTTAGTACATGGTTTACGATTGAGACATATGCTCCAGCCCTAGTAAAAGCATGCTTACTAGGTGTGACGTTAGAGTCGGCTTTAGAATCTGATGAAGAACGTGGCCAATTTGAACTAAATTATAAACAGCATTTGTATATTTCAAAGTCTTTGCTAAGCGTTGCGAATACGGCTGATATTACATGGCCTCAAGATATTCCTTTTCCAACAGATGCGCGAGATAGTTTGAATAATATTCAAGAACAGGCTGTTTTTGATCTAGTAGCATTAGCATTGTCTTTTTCTATACTTCATGAGTATAAACATGTTCAAGCACGAGCCGAAGAAAAAAAACATGAAAATCCCCAAGAGAAGGATGAAGAAGAGTTAGCCTGTGACTCTTGGGCTCGTGAATATATAACTAAGGGCGTCGGAGTCTATGCTAAAAAAGCTGGGCATACCTATGAAGAGGTCATGCAAAAACGAGCAATGGGGATAACACTTGCCGCCTTTACTATACACGCTTTAACATCAGATATCGATAAATGGGGTGGTGAAGAGTATCCATCTATAGCAGTAAGGATTCAAACAATGATAGGGGGGTACAACCTTTCAGATTCATCGCCCTTCTGGTGTTTTACAGCTTGTCTTCTCATCGCGGTGATGAGACAGGAAAACCGTAAGCTTGATTATAAAGCTACAACATATAAAGAGTTTGTTACTAGGCTCCTTTCGGAATTACACTAAATAATTTTGACATAATAATAGACAGATTAGAATGATATCTGTCTATTATTTGCATTAGTCGTGACTTGATCTGACACATGGCTTTGAAAGATTAAGAGTTACTGGTATTGATATGGGGCCGAAGTGTTATACAATACAAGAGGTAATTCTCATATTCCATACTAACAATCCTATCATCAAACACAACGCCGGTTACTTAAGGTGGCTGAGGAACTCAGCAACGTATCCGAAGCCAGCAAAGCCATGGTCCTTTCGCAGTAAGTTGCGTAAATAAGGTGTTTTTATCCCTTGAGGCATTCTACAAAGCCAGCTCCTCGCTCAAACAGACGTGCCTGTTCACCAATCTGCCCGCTTGGTATCAAGGGACGCCAGTAACGCGATACAGGCGATACAGGGTGAATTCCTTCCTTAACTGCCCTCACATCATCTTTAATAATAGTTTACCCTGATATAACGGATGATCAGAAGTCCATCAGGTCATCGAATTTCTGAGGTGGCTCTTGTTTTCGAACACTATCTCCCTGATGAATCTCCGTCTCACTTGTTTGGTATTTTACACCAGTAATTTTATGATAAGTCATACTGTTGGTTTTCAACAGTAGTGCATCATTTTTGTCATGCGAGGATGAAAATGAACCCATATGTCTCGGTTTTATTTGTTCCTCAACTATTAACTGAATTTCCGGAACAAAAGCATACTGGTCATCTTCGATGTGTTCATACATCTCAACATTATATCGGCGAGATTTATCTGCGGCATGCCTGACGCCGGAAGACTTATTAAACAGAACGACATTATATCCTATCTCAGCATCCTCACCGTTGGCATCTACCTGGGTAGATTTAAAGCTGACACCATCAAGCTTAAATTTATTTCGGTCACCTAGGTAATCGGCAACCACTTGGGTGATGAGGTAATCACTGTCCTGCCTTTTTCCAAAAGTAGGAAGCGTCAACTTACGGGAAAGCGTACTGAAAAAAATCGCGCGCTCACTGGTTTTGCGAGTCTGAGGATCAAATTTACTACCTGAGCCGAAACTAATCGAGTCAAGGGCAGAAATGTCCAGCACTTTTAGCTCGCGTAACGGTACAAAACAGGCCGTTACTACAATACTGCCGACGGGCGGCCTTACTTCAGCAATTGCCAAATTCACTGAGGTTGCACCGTAAAATACTGAAATCCCCTGTGCGTTCATACGGCCCGACCGAGCCAAAGTTGATGGGGGAGGTCCAAAATTTTTCTCGGGCTGCTCCAAGGCTTGCTTTACTTCCTCTTGGTCCTCAAAGACCCTTGCACGAAAAAGATGAACCTCATCAGTCAGAGTTTTTATCGGTGAATTACTGTCTCTGTTTTTTAGTTTATCGATATCACTGAAAAGTGAATCCAGGAAATCATTAACTTCACGGTTAAAATATCGTGTTTCTTTCATAAGGGAGTCAGTGGCTTTACTCCAGGTATGCGCAAGCTCTCCGCTATAGTGATTTATGTGCCGATAAACAAACCCATCATTATACCGGATGTAGTCATAATCGTTATGCGGATTATATTCATCACAAAGAAATTCATAAATATCTTCAGCTACGTCCCATTCGACGCCCAGTTCTCCGCAGATGACATCCTGCGCGCTATCACCGCGCCCGGAATCATAGATATCCTCATACATATCATAGTAGTACTCAAAAACCTCATTCATCATCTTGAGAATATATTTGAGGTGGATGTTTTTACGCTTCCTTTTGCAGTAAGAGCAAATCCGAACATTATTTCCGGTTTTTATTATATGCTGCATGACATATTTATCGTTCACGCATTTATGACAAATATACTTATCTTTCCACATTTTTTACCCACTCATCATCAGCTGATACAAGGTCACTTTCCTGCAATTTTATAATTAAATCAAGCATAAAAACCCCCTTCTCACCTCAATGCTTTCAGTGTAAAAATAATTAGTAATACGCTGTACTGGTAATAATTATGAACTTCCTCTTCTCGCTCAAAGCGGACTAGAAAGTTAGCTTGCGTCGGACTTGGCGTATTTAAAGAAGTGCTGGTGGTGACTGGTTGTTGTGTTCCATTTCTACAGAACAAAATCACAGAAACTATACCCAATAGTTGTATTGAATCACTGACGAGACAGCCTCATATTTATCAGGACTGGTGTACGTCCAATACAGGAGGTTGTGGTGCTGGTTCTCAAATGTGCGCTGGCTATTGCTGCTGTAATGGCAATTTATTGCCTTGCTGTTGTTCTTATGGATCGCCTTTCTGATTGATTTTATATTGGCGAGGTGACGTGAGTTAAGTAGAATTGCTGCGGGTGCTTGAGGCTATCTGCCTCAGGCATGAACACCAAAGGCAGATAGAGAAAAGCCCCAGTTAACATTACGCGTCCTGCAAGACGCTTAACATTAATCTGAGGCTCAATCTATGAACGGCAAATCTAGGTTAGCCTCTTACGTGCCGAAAGGCAAGGAGAAGCAGGCTATGAAGCAGCAAAAGGCGATGTTAATCGCCCTGATCGTCATCTGTTTAACCGTCATTGTGACGGCACTGGTAACGAGGAAAGACCTCTGCGAGGTACGAATCCGAACCGGCCAGACGGAGGTCGCTGTCTTCACAGCTTACGAACCTGAGGAGTAAGAGACCTGGCGGGGGAGAAATCCCTCGCCACCTCTGATGTGTCAGGCATCCTCAACGCACCCGCACTTAACCCGCTTCGGCGTTTTTTCCGTTGATTAACTCTAGTTATTAGAGAACCGAACTTTTATTGATGGGGCAGGGAGATGAAGAAACTTGTTTTAGTCGCAGGTGTAATGATTGCAACAGTAATGTTGGGAGGGTGTGCAGCAAAGGTCGATCCAGCGTTGAAAGCAGAAGCAATGAAGCCACTAACATGTAATGATGAAAAGCAATGTGACTTTTATTGGAAACGAGCGCAATTCTGGTTGGCTAATAATTCCTCATGGAAAATTCAAACGGCGACAGACACGCTAATTTCCACTTATAATCCCTCTCCAAATAGTCCATTCCTCGCTTATCAAGTGAGTAAAATGCCAAATGAAGATGGATCCTCAAGAATTTTCATCAAGCCTTTTTGCGATAATATGTTTGGCTGTCAACCAAACCCCTATCAGGCAGTTGTTTCCTTTAAAAACTTCGTTAAAACAGGGCAGTAGTGTATAGCTTGGACGATAAATTATTAGTGAAAACGCCGTAAACCCTCACCCAATGTGGACTAAGTCTATCAAACATGACTGTGATGATTAGTCCGTAGTTGTTGCCTATGAAATCTGGATTGAGTCAGGGTTTAATCCAATAATTATTCTATCGTTCCTTTACAAGTCCGGTATATTACTTTCAGTTTGTTTTAGCATACCCGCTTCGGCGGGTTTTGTTTTTTCCTGGCATTCTGGTTTACAATTCGCACGCCAGCCTGAACAACTGGCACCTGCTGCGCCAGCAGAGACAACCGATGGCGCACGATACCAAATTACACAATTCTGATGATTCTGCCGTCTTTGCCAGCAGGCACGGGCGGCGTTCCCGCACTTTCAAATCTGACTGGTTCCAGCATGACCCATGTACTGAAGAACAGGCCGAATGGCTAATTCATAACTATCGCAGACGCGGATACGAGATTAAGAAAGCCCTCAGCCTCGATTATCGTCACTGGATAATCTATGTCAGGCTCCCTTATTCCGAACGCCCACCGCGCCCATCCCGCACATACCAGCAACGGATCTGGAGGTAACGTGCGGATATTACTTCGACCTGTTCTGGTACCGGAACTCGGGCTGGTGGTCCTTAGGCCGGGCCGTGAATCCATGCAAGTATTTCATAACCCTCGAGTGCTGGTGGAGCCTGAACCGAAAAGCATGCGCGGTCTGCCGTCCGGAGTCGTCCCTGCCGTTCGCCAGCCGCTGGCGGAGGATAAATCATTACTGCCATTTTTCAGCGATGAGCGGGTGATTCGTGCTGCTGGCGGCGCTGGGGCACTGTCTGACTGGCTGTTGCGTCATGTCAAATCCTGCCAGTGGCCTCATGGTGACTATCATCACAGTGAAATCGTCATACATCGTTACGGTACCGGCGCGATGGTGTTGTGCTGGCACTGCGACAACCAGTTGCGTGACCAGACATCCGAATCACTCGGGCAACTTGCTCATCAAAACCTGTCAGCATGGATGATTGACGTCATACGCCATGCAATGAATGGCACGCAGGAGCGGGAATTGTCGCTGGCTGAATTATCCTGGTGGGCGGTCTGCAATCAGGTGGCGGACGCGCTTCCGGAGGCAGTATTACGTCGTTCTCTGGGGTTACGTGCGGAAAAAATCCGCTCCTTGTACCGCGAAAGCGACATCGTACCGGGAGAGCAGACCACCACCAGCATACTGAAGCAGCGCACAAAAAATCTTGCGCCGTTGCCTCATGCCCACCAGCAACAGAACCCACCACAGGAAAAGACGGTGGTATGCATCACCGTTGATCCGGAGTCTCCGGAATCTTTCATGAGGCGACCTAAACGTCGCCGTTGGGTAAATGAGAAATATACGCGCTGGGTGAAGACACAGCCGTGTGCGTGTTGTGGTCAGCCAGCCGACGATCCCCATCACCTGATTGGTCACGGTCAGGGAGGGATGGGAACAAAGGCCCACGATATTTTCACGCTACCGTTGTGCCGGGAACATCACAACGAACTTCATGCGGATCCGCTGGCGTTCGAAGAAAAGCATGGTTCCCAGGTTGATTTAATTTTTCGTTTTCTTGATCACGCCTTTGCAACCGGCGTGCTCGGGTAAAAGAGGTTACTGATGCGTATAGAGTTTGTTTTGCCTTATCCGCCGACGGTGAATACTTACTGGCGACGTCGTGGCAACACATATTTTGTATCAAAAGTCGGTGAGCGTTATCGCCGTGATGTGGCACTAATTGTTCGCCAGCAGCGGTTGAAATTAAACCTGTCCGGAAGGCTGGCAATAAAAATTATTGCAGAGCCACCGGATAAGCGCCGCCGCGACCTGGACAATATCCTGAAGGCACCACTGGATGCGCTGACGCATGCCGGACTTCTCATAGACGACGAGCAGTTTGATGAAATCAATATTGTGCGCGGACTGCCTGTTCCTGGTGGTCGGCTGGGGATAAAAATCACAGAACTGGAGCGCGCATGAATAACCAGTATTTACAGTTTGTGCGTGAGCAGCTCATTATCGCTACCGCTGATTTGAGTGGGGCAACAAAAGGTCAGCTTGAAGCCTGGCAGGAGAATGCCATGTTTGATACAGGGCGTTACAGGCGTAAAAAAATCCGGTACCGCGATGAAGTGACTGGAAGAATGATAACGCGGGATAGTCCACCGATACCGGGAAAACAATCACTGGCGAAAGGCTCATCAATTGCTCTGGTAAGTCAGGTTGAGTTTTCGACATCATCATGGCGACGGGCAGTTCTGTCTCTTGAAGAACATCATAAAGCCTGGTTGTTGTGGTGTTACAGCGGGATTATTTGTTGGGAATATCAGATCGCGATAACACAGTGGGCGTGGAATGAATTTAATACTCAATCCGGTACCAGAAAAATTGCAGGGAAAACGCAGGAACGCCTGAAAAAATTAATCTGGCTGGCGGCGCAGGCAGTAAAAGCAGAACTTTTTGGTGGGGAAGGTTATGAATACCAGGAGCTGGCATTACTGGCGGGAGTGACAACTAAAAACTGGTCCAAAACATTTACTCGTCACTGGGTTGCAATGAAACACATTTTTCACCGACTTGATAGTGAGGCTTTATTGTTTGTAATGAGAACACGTTCAAAACAAAAGGCGGCATTTTCAAAGCAAAGTGTTGCAAAAGTAGATTGAAAGGCATATATTTCATGCAAATCTGATATTTTGCCGATTTTGTACGTGATGGCAAAAGCAAACAAAACCCGCCCACAAGCGGGTTTTTTGTGCCACTTATCTCGGATAGACATGGTGAATGCGCTGGTGGAGGAGATAAGGGTGATTTTTGAATGCTTGCAACATTGATTTCGTAACGTTATTATCCTGCGCCCGGCCCTTTAGCTCAGTGGTGAGAGCGAGCGACTCATAATCGCC